TTCGCGACGCCGAGGACCACATCTACGTGCTGGCGGACGAGACCACGAGAGCGGCTGGCCGTGATGCTGCACTGCACGCGTGGCGTGTCTTCGAACGCTATGGCGCCGACACGCTGGTGTACGAGTCGAACCTGGGTAAGGCCTGGATGCATCAGGTTTTCACCGACGCATTTGCCGAGTTGCAGCGCGCCGGTGTCTTCCCGATGGAGATTCAGGTTCCACCGCTGGTGCCCGTCTTCTCCAACCAGGGTAAGAAACTGCGCGCTGAGCCCGTCGCGATGCGTTATTCGCAGGGGCGCGTTCATCACATCGGCACCTTCGATCAGTTGGAAAAGCAGATGTTGATGTTCGATCCTATATCTTCTAAGACCTCGCCGGACCGTCTAGATGCTTTGGTGCACGCCTGCCGACACCTGATGAGCGGCGAGAAGCGGCGCTCACGGATCATCTCCCCGGCCCACTACGAGATCGACTCGCTGAGCCCTTACCGTGTCCGCTGAACCGCTGCTATCATCGCAGCCCTCGCGGATGCTAACTTAGTCGATGTGATCACCCTTGCTGCCCTAATCGTTTTGATCCTGGCAACCGCCAGGCTCACCCGCGCGGTCAGCATCGACGACATCACCATCCCCATGCGCATGTGGCTAGGCAAACGATTCGGCAACACCTCGTTCATCTACGAACTAGTCATCTGCTACTGGTGCTCCGGCTGGTGGATCGCCGCACTCACCACCTTCTACACCTTGGCCGTCCTCACCGCTTTGCACATACTCCCCGGCGCCGCCTGGTGGACGTACCCCATCGTCTTCCCCGCCGTCGCCTACAGCGCCTCATGGATCCTCGGCAAAGAGGTGGACTAACCGATGGCCTTTCGCCGTGCCAAAACCGCCGCGCCGCCGCCCTCAACCCCCGGCGTAGGACTCGTCGCGTCAGCTGTACGGATGGGGTTGTCCGAAGAGGCCTGGCGCGGCTACCGCTTCACCGATGAGGCATGGCAGAAAACCGCCTGGGACTTCTATGACACCAATCCGCAACTGCACAATGCCATCGACTATATCGGTGCGGCCTGTTCCATGGTCCGTATCTACGTCGCCGAAGTCGACGAAAATGGTGTGCGGCAGGGCGAAGTCACCAGCGACACCGAAATCGGGGCGCTAGCCGAAACCCTGTTTGGTGGACCAGCCAACAAATGTGAAGTGTTGCGTGCCATCGGAGAATCGCTGTCAGTGGCGGGGGAGTGTTTCATCTTCGGCCGTGCCGCGAAAACCGAAGACCCCTTCGATCGTTGGTGGGTGGCCGCCCCGTCGGAAGTACGCCGTCAAGGCGACATTGTCTACGTCCAAATGGGACGCGCCGTTCGCGAAGAACTCGACCCAGGCCGCGACATCATCATCCGCGTCTGGACCCCGCACCCACGCCGCGCGTATCTTGCCGACTCCGCAGTCCGTGCGCTGTTGCCGCTTCTGTTCGAAATGGAACAGATGCAAATGTTCATCCGCTCCCAGATGAATTCGCGCATCGCCAACGCCACCATCCTGCCCGTACCGTCAACACTGGCCACACCACAAGGTGACGCGGAAGCCACCGTCACCGGCGACATCTACGACCAGCTTTTCGAAGTCATCACTTCCAATCTTGAAGGCAAGGGAACCGCCGCCCAGGTAGCGCCGATCCTTTGGCAGATGCCGCTTCAAGAACTACAGGCCATGGCCGGGATCCAGCCGATCCGTTTCGACTCACCACTGTCGGACCAGGCTATTGAGCTGCGCAAGGAACAGCAGGAGAAGCTGGCCATCGGCATCAACGTGCCCGTCGAAATCCAAGTCGGCGGCCGGGAAATGAACCACTGGTCCATCTGGTGGGCCGGTGAAGAGTTCATCATCAAAACCATCATGCCGTTGATGAACCGCATCGTCGACGCGCTCACCACCGCATACCTCATCCCGGCGCTGAAGGCGTTGGGTAAAGACCCGGCGAAGTACACGTACTGGTATGACACGGCTCCGCTTGCCAACTCTGCCAACAAACTCGCCGACACCCTGAACCTTTACAACACCACGCCGGGGATTGTGTCAGCGGCAACGGTTCGCCGCGAAGGCAACTACACCGAGGCCGATGCGCCGTCGGAAGAGGAAGACAACAAGCGTTTCATTCAGCAGGTGATCCTGCGCGACCCGACACTGTTCGGATCCGAGGCTGTGCGCAAGTTCCTGGGCATCGACATTCCCGACATGATGCCGGAACTGACGACACCACCGCCGCCACCGCCAGCACCAGGTCGTGTGCCCACCGAACCGCAGGCCGGGCAGAAGCCGGAGCAGCCAGCCATCACCGACGGTGCCGCACCGAACCAGAGCGACCTGATCGCCTCGCTGGTGAACGGCCCGTCGCCGGTTGTCATGGCAGCTAACGGGATTGTGGTGCGGGCGTTGGAGATCGCCGGTAAGAAGATGCTGACGCCGACGCATCGTGGCATGTTCCCCGACACCCCGGCGCATGAGCTGCACACCAAGATTCGGGTGGGTTCTGATGCGCACGCGGAAACGTTGCTGGCCGGTGCGTGGGACAACGCCGGGCTCTACTTCGAAGGTGTCAAGGTTGACATTCCCGCGTTGACACAGACACTTCACGCCTACACGAAGGGGTTGCTGCGCCGTTCTATCGAGCACCGGCCAACGCTGTTGGCTGCGTTGCTGACGGAACGGAATCTGCAATGACCACCCCGCAGCAGCCGCAACCCTTGGCTCCGGTGAACACCCTGCCGCAGCCGGAGCCGATGCCGACCGGTGTAGCCATTGGCATTGCCGCATTCGAAGCAACCGTCGCGGCGTTGGTGTTGTCGCTTTACGCTGCGTGGCTTGCCACGGTTTCGGCTGCGGTGCTGGCCGCGTTCCTCAAGTTCGGCGGGCCGCCGGACCCGACGGCGGTGTGGTCAACGGTTCCGTTGTGGGAACGTTCGGTGGACCGGCTGCTGGATTCGCTGCGGCGTGTGGCGCAAACCGGTTGGGAGGACACGGTTTTGCAGCTGGGTTTGTACGACCTGCCGTTCAACCCGAACGATCCGATCCTGACCGATGCGTTGCAGCGCACCAGGAACCTGATGGTCCGGACTCCGGATGAGGTGTATCGCACCATCCTTGACGAGTTGGGCGCCGGTCACGTGGCGGGGGAGAGCCCAGCACAGTTGGCTTCGCGGGTGCGCAATGTGTTGTCGACGACGGGTACCGAGAACTGGCCCGCACGGGCGAACACGGTTGCGGTGACGGAGGTTCACCGCGCCTACAACTTCGGTGCGCTGGCCGCTGCTCACCGGGCACAGGTCCGCGACACTTCGCTGATCACCAAAACGTGGCTGTCTCGACACGACTCCCGGGTCAGGGTCGCGCATCGGGAAGCCGACGGCGATACTGTCCCTGTCAACCAATACTTCTTAGTAGACAATGAGCCGTTGTGGGCGCCCGGCGACCCGGGTGGCTCACCGTCGAACGTGATCAACTGCCGTTGCAAGATGCGATTCCGGAGGACCACTGATGGCGGTCAATAGCGCAGCGTGGCGGAAGATGCCCGTGGCCGCGCGGGACACCGCCTTCAATGCCGACGACGCGATCGCACGGCTGCAAACGTGGGCGGCTGGGTCCACGCAGCGGTTCAACTCAGCGTTCCTATGGCGCAACAGCCAGGCCCCAGCGAACAACAAAAACAGCTACCGACTGCCCATCGCCGACGTACACGACAACCGGCTCACGCTGATCCCGCATGCCGTGTTCACCGCCGCGTCGATCCTTTCCGGCGCCCACGGCGGCCTGGAAGGTGTCGTTGGCGAGGATGAGAAAACCGGGCTGAAGCGTGTGATCACCGAGATCTACGACATGTTGCAGAAAGCCTACGGCGACCCGCGTGTGGTGCCGCCGTGGCTTCGAGGAGGCAATAAGGAGGAACAAGTGCTCGCCTCGCTCACCGCCGCTGTCAACAGCAGCGTCGCTTCATTGCCGCTAGCCGACACAGAACGGGCGTGGGACGCAGGCGCTGCACGTTCCCGTCTGTGGGAATGGGCCGACGGCGACTACCGCAAGTACCGCAAGGGCTTTCTGTGGTGGGACTCCGCCAATCCGGAGCAGAAGGGCTCCTACAAGTTGCCGGTCGCTGACGTCGTCGACGGCAAGTTGACGTTGATCCCACGTGCTGTCAACGCCGTCTCGTCTGTGCTCAGCGGCGGCCGTGGCGGTGTCGACATCCCCGACGCGGACGCGTCGAAGATCGAGGGTTTGGTGGAGCGGATGCAGAAACGATTCGGGGAGAAAATGGATCAGGCCGCGAATGATGCAGCCGATAACAGTTCAACGACTGCATCATCTGTGGTTCCGATTCGTCCACCAGCTGAATGGTTCACCGATCCAATGCTTCAAGGCCCGACGCCTTTAGCGATCACCGCAGATGGGCAGGTCACGGGCCACCTGGCTTTGTGGAACGTGTGTCACTTCGGTATCCGTGACGCCTGCCGCATGGCCCCAAGATCGCATTCTGGTTACAAATACTTCATGGACGGAACGGTTCTGACGGCGGACGGTTCAGAGCAGAAAGTCGGCCGGATCACTGTCGGCACCGGCCACGCCAACCTGCGTCTGGGCTATGTCCCGGCGGCCGACCACTATGACAACACAGGCAATGCAGTCGCTATTGTGGCCGCTGGCGAGGACCGGTTCGGTATCTGGGTCCACGGCGCCTTGACGGCTGACGCGACCGAGGCCCGGGTGGCGGAGCTGCGCCGGTCCCCGCTTTCAGGCGACTGGCGGCCGACACCTCACGGACTGGAGCTGGTGGCCGCGCTGGCGGTGAACAGCCCAGGGTTCCCTGTCGTCGGGTTCACCGCGTCGGGTGAGATCCAGTCTTTGGTTGCGGCGGGCATGGTGCTTTCGGAGGAAGAAATCGCCGCGCTGGCGCCGGAGCAGGTCGGCGAAGGCGATGAGGTTTTGCTGCAGCGGATCAATTCTTACGATCAGAAGGTGGCGGGGTTGGAGCAGCGACTGCGCGGCACCCGTCTCAACGCCGTTTTGGCGCGTCTGCCGAAGGGAGGCAAGTAGATGGGTTGTTCGTCATGTTCGAAGCGGGCACAGGCGACCGCGCAGCACTATCCGTACGAGGCAGTGATGCCCGACGGTTCGAAGGTGATGGTGTCGTCGGCGGCTGATCTGCGGGTGCAGACGCAGAACGTTCAGGCCCGCATGCGTCGCGAGGCGGCGCAGCGTGGATATACTGTTACCCGCAGGTAGTTCGGGTTGCAGGGGCATGAAGAAGCCCAGCCGTTGTGGGTTCGGCTGGGCTTCTTCGTTTCTTCCTTCTAGCCGTGCATATAGACATAGAGCACGACACCGAACAGGGCGGCGTGGTAGACGCGGTCGCTGATTTGCAGGAAGCGTCTCATCGGTCGAATCCCTCCGGCGGGTTGAGCATCATCCGGATTTCAAGGAATGCCCGCAGGCCGGTTAGGCATGCGGCCGTGAGTTTGGCGTCGCGTTCGTTCCACGACCAGGCGTCCATGTAATCCTTAAGCGTCCAGTTTGCCTCGGTGGCCTGACGCAGGCTGAAGTCCTGTTTGTTCTGGCGGCGTCCTTTAAGCCAGTCGACGATGCCGGGTTTCTTGTTTTCCCAGGCGGTGCTGTTTTTACGTGCTTTGCCGTAGCGGCGCACCATCTCGTCGAACCACTGGTTCGCCAGCGTCAGCAGGGAGGCGTCGCTGAGGGTGGAGTAGTCGATGGGAGGCTTCTGCCTCGGGTACGTCATGCCCGAATACTAACTTACTCTGACTTGCATGTCACCTTGTAGACATAGTGATCCAGATCAGCTATCATCGCTAACCAGGTGATGCGCTGTGAGCCTGCCGACACGAACCGCATTTTTACGTGCCGGAAGGACACCCAATGTTCAAGCCCCCAACAGCTGAACAGTTCAAAACATTCAGCGCCCAAGGACTACGCGAACTCGCCACCCTCGCCGAGACGGA